TTGATATGAAGTTGTTTTAACTTTGTTAGTGTTAAACTCGAATGTTTCGCCGCTGTACGTTGATATTACAAGCACTTCATCAGCGTTATATTCCGTAACGCTTTTTACTTGTTTAATCTCCACTATTTTCTTGCTTGTCTTTTTTGAATAAACAAATACTTTCATAACTTTAACCACCTTTCTTTTGATACATTAAGTATATCACGAAAGATAGTTAAAGTCAAGCATTATTTTAATTAACCGTGATAATCACTAAATCCCGCGGCATAGTCCTCAACACCACTACGGCGTTCAATTTTAGCAACACGGTCGTAGCTTTCAAACTCTGTTACACCAGAACCACGGTTAACCGCTCGTTCTTTTACTTCTTCAACCATACGATAATTATTAAACATATCTTCCATAGCATACCTCCTAATGATTTTCTAAATACCCATCTAAATACTTTAATAAATTATGGTTTTCCGGGATACCAGACGTTGTCAACTCCTGAACCGGGCACAACTGTTTCTCCGATTGCATTACCTGTAACATTTGTAAATGCAGCTCCCTGTGCAAGATGTACGTTTTTGTTAGAAGTAACATTAAGTATAGAGTTGGAAATTCCCTCAATAAAAATTCTACCATATGAACCTCCCTGAATAATATTGTAAATGTTATTCATTCCCGCCGTGACGTAAACGGTTGTTTCCTTTTCATTAGAACCGTTTACTTTAATATTTGCATTACTATTTGTAAAACTTAATTGAATGTCGATATTTTCATTAAAATAACATTCCGCGTTTATATCCTGAAAATAACCGTTAAATAGTGCCGCGGGTTTTATGTGCATTGTTTCAATAATTAAATTGAATTTGCCTTGTGCTGAAAATTTCAGGGCATAATCAGAAGTTCCGTTGCGGTTGCAATCATAAAAATGCGCATAATTAAAATATGATGTACCTTTAATTTCTGCGCCAATATCCATAATTCGCCCCATAAAAATATTATAATAGCTTACATCATTAACCCTTTCGCTCTGGAAAATTCCCTTATCACCCTCAAAAAAGCTACAATCTGTAAAAACATTTTCTGACATTTTATCATAATTTAAAACCCATTGTTCATTAACTCCATCGCCCCATTCCTGATATATAGCCCAACCGCTATACCCATAAAAATATACATTTTCAAAAGTGATGTTACACCCATATAATTGTACTAATGCATCATATGTGTTATTCCATTTATTACCAAACAAAAGCATATTTTTTACACCGCATAACTGCGGTACTTTGTTAGTGATATACCATCGTGCGTGTTTTTCAATAATGAAATTGTCATAACCCTTTGTTTTTAGAAGTGGTTTATTGACACTATTAGCCATATATAACATTGTCTGTCCCCTACCCTCACCAATTAAGTTAATAAAGGCGGGTAGTTCAATAGTATTATTTATAACATACGCACCACTCGGAAAGAAAATATCACATCCCAAAAACAGCCCCGTTGTTTCCGTTGGTGCATTTTCATTTATTGCCCTTTGTATTGCTTCTGTGTCGTCTGTAACACCATCTCCTTTCGCGCCGTAGTCAATAACATTTATAAAAGTGCGATTAAGTAAACTTTCATTTTCTACAAGAACCTTGTATTTATTTTCATTATACATGAATGGTATATATTTGAATTTTTTATTTAATTCAATCGGTTCTTTATTGTATTTTAATGGCTTATTAGGGTTTAATAACAAAATATCTGCGTTAATTTCCTTAGTTCCCGTAACATTTTCTATTGAACTTCCGTTAACGGTTTCTGTTCTTGCGCCCGTTGTTTCATTGTTGTTTCCTGTAACTGTAAGCGTTCTTACTCCGTCTGTCTGTTCTGTGTTGTCTTTTGTAATATGAACAGTTTTGTTAACGGCTGTTTCGGTAATGTCTCCCGCCGTAACTGTCTTATCACCATCTAATGTTTCGACACTGTTAGCAGCGTTAACGTGCTTGTCACCTGTGATTGTTTCCGTTTTGTTGCCGCCTACGGTTTCAGTAATGGCTCCGATAACGTTGGTCGTTTTGAAACCCGTTAATTTCTTTTGTTCTGATTGCGTGTATACCTCAATCGTGTTATTAACGCCGTTGTCGGTGTATGCTTTTAAACTCTGCTCATTCCATATTTTAACAACGTTGTTATTACCGTTAATTAACACAGCGTTAGGACTTGCGCCGTAACATTTAATCTGTTCAAGGATGGACTTAGACACATCAATAACAACAAAGTTCTTACCAACAAGCGTTGAAATACTTTTAAAGATAAGATTGTTAGCTTGTACTATTCCCGCACCATTTAAAACAAGGGCATTTTCTACCGCGTGTCTGAAAACAACGTTGTTTAACTGTAACTCCTCGTTAACAGTAATATTTAAAAGTTCATAGCCATCGGTTAACAAACAGTTTGTAATGATAGCAGAGCCAACGGAAATAGTAAACAAGTTAACGTTGTTAATTTGGATATCCATGTTGCCATCAAAACCTAACCCCGTTAATGTAAGTTCGTTAACGTCACCTGTAAACATTGCGGTTGTTGCGCCGCCTTTCATAACAAGAACGGTAGAGTAACGGTCTTGCCCGAAAAGCGTAGCTTTGTTTTTCAGGATTAAAGGTTGTGTGAGATACTTTCCGCTTGGGAAATATACCGCCATACCTCCATGATTAAATGCGTAATCAATACAACCCTGTATTGCTTCGGTGTCGTCTGCTGAACCGTCACCCGTTGCGGGTGTTAATCCTGCGGGCGGGAACTTGACGTTAAGCATATAATCAGCTAAAACCTCTGCAAGAACTTTTTCAATCGCACCGCTTGAAATGTATTCTTTTATCAGTTCCGCTATAAAGTCAGGTAATTTGTTATTGTTGACAATAAGCTCATTAAGTTTCTTTGTAACCTTTCCTAAAAGTTCCATGTAAGAAAGACTATCATCATAAACTAAAGGTAAAACGTGCTGAACCCAATAACAAAGCGGTTTAACCTCTGTAAAGTTATTGTTAATCATTTTATACCTCCTTACCATAAATTCATAAATAAATCACTTAATTCGTCGATAATCTGCATATCAATGTTAAGAAAAGTTGTTCTAAACTCGTTTAACATAGCAGAGAAAGAAACGCCGCCGTTTTTTCCCTTTACGTGTTCTATATAATCATCAATCGAATTAAGATTTTTATTTAAGTTCTGTGAAACGCTTTTTTCTTCACTGTCATTAGTGCTAATACTGCGTTCTGTGTCGTTTGTTCCGTCTGTGTTGCTGTTAGCCGTTGTTGTTCCCTTGCTTGTGTCATTGCCGGAAACGGTAGTTTCCCCCGTCTGACTATCTGTGTCGTTAACCATACGGGCGTTAGTTAAATATGTGTCATTTTGTACATTTTGCAATGAACCTTGCGGCGTGTCACTATATTTATCATAATGTGTTTTACTTGCACCTAACTGTTCCTTAGAAGTGCTACCCGTTGTGTTCTGAATATCGGTTGTGCTTTCGCTATTCTGATTATCACTTGTTTCTGTATGTGTGTTGTCGTCGACACTACCTGTTTTTTCGGTCGTTCCTTTTTCGGTTGCGTCCTGTTTTGTGGTTTCCTCGCGTTTCAAGTTATGGTCACGTGTCAAGTCAACGTCATACATTGGGTTAAACTCTATCAACTCGGACTTGTAAAGCTGATTATAAAACGGCATAATTTCATTGAGTTTAGTATCTAACTTTAATTTCCACAAACCAACCGTTTCTAATCCTATTTCACGTGTATAATAGTGTTTAAGTATTTTTGTTTCAAGAACGTTTCTATAACTTTCGTCAAAGATAGGAAAATCAAAATCAAACACGGACGGGATAGCGGCGGCAATAATCTGTTTAACAGACGTTTGCCCCTCGGATTCACTCAACCCGGCGGCGGTTTCACAAATAAAGCGTACTTGTGTTGTGTACTTACTCATAGTCTGTAACCTCCTTTTCCTCCGTGTCGTCCTCGTTGTTATCTTGAAACATTGTTTTAATTTCTTCCCTAAAGTCAACTTGAATATTCAAACCAAACATTTTGTTAATCTGGTCGGCGGCTTTACGTCTTGCGTTTAATCTACAAAAACGTTGTGCGGCTACGCCCCCTAAATTGCTTGTTATTTCGTCGCTAACAAGTCGTTCCCGTTTCTCCGTATTGCTGTTTTCAATGCCTAAATATGTTAACGCTTCGTTCCATATCTGCCTTTTAAGTATGTTTAACTTGTCTGCCACATATGGAGCGTCAGTTTTCAAAGCCTTTATGCCGTCCATGTCAAGTTGTTTATCCCCAAATATAAAGGGTTCGTTTCCGTCATACTGCATATAAAGATTTTTCAATGTTAACCGTTGGTTTTCGGTTGCCCTGAGTAGAACCGGGGTTTTCTGTGCCTTAACGTTAACGTCTATTGTTCGGTCAATTTCGTACAATCTACGGGCGTACATCTCAATGTCAAGAATACTGTTAGTATGCGTGTAGTTGTTGAATATGATAACGCTGTTTTGATTGTCAAGGTGCATTTGATAACCGTTTGTTGCGTATGCTGTGCGGTCAACCGGGATTCTGTAAACGTCAAGTTCGCCGCCTATCATACATTGTAAACACAAATAACCTAACCCGCCGTCGTCCTGAAAGAAAACAGCCATACCATCGGAAAATAACGTTAATTCTAAAAAACGTTCGTTTACTGTGTCGGGTAAATTCTTCCATTCATACATATTTATTGCAAGTTCTAACAATCGGTTATAATACTGCAAATATGTGTAGTTGTTTAATAATGCACTTTCCCATTTTTCACGCTTGCCCTTACCCATGCTTTAACCTCCTTTCTATGCGCTCGGTCGATTATCTAACGCATAATTTCCAACTTCGTCACCGTTGCGCCAAAACGTTACACCGTTATCATAAATTTGTCTTAACTTTGCCATATCGTCAGCCGGAACAGAACCCGTTAAACAAACATTAACGGTTTTAACATAATTCCAATGTGGACGGACAACCCGGTTAGGTATTTTAACCCTATGCGTTGCGTATCCGTAAGCGTTGAAATAGTCGTCAATAATGCGGGCGAACTCTGCCCGGATATAAGCATAGTAAAATTGAAAGCCCTTTATTTGATTAGCCATGTTAATAATAGAACCGCCGCCGCCCCTTGCGTGTGGTGGCAATGTGCTTTTATCGCTTACACTTGCAACAAGACTACCTATTTGCTGAATACCGTTTAAAGTCATTCCTGCCCCTAACACTCCTCCGCTTGCGTACATAGCCGCCGCACCCGCCGCCGTTGTTCCGATTGCGTTTATTGCGTTTAATGCTAAATGATTTTGATTCTGTGCAACCCACGCTTTGAACGTATCAATCGTGTATGCACATTGTGGAAAGTTGCCGATTACTAACTTTTCATTGTAATTCTTTTTAACGTTTTTATAATTTAGTGGGGTACACATACATTCAGGCGTACAACACATAGCACCACTAACATTAAAGTTACACTTTTCACTATTAAAGTATTCAAACGCATAGTTAGCCGCCCCGCCTTCATTATTGGTGACATATAATAGATTGTAAGGGTAAGTAAAAAGTTTATTATTTTTAGGCACATAACCGTCAATGTCTGAAAGGTGTTTATCCCTTTCAATATTATATTCTTCTGGAATTGTAATTTGATGGTCGTAACAAAAAGCAATAGGCAACATGAAAATTGATACAATCCCGTCAGCTTTGTTCTGCTTTGTAGCGTCTGCTATAAACTGTGACGCGCTTTCCCATGTGGCAAACACATTGTATTCAAGTCCAGAATATACACCGCCATAAATTCCGCCGCTTGCTTCATTCATGTTTTTGTCAAAGGTTGCCGCTATTACAATCTGATACATGTTAAATAAACTCGTCAACCCTAAATCCTTATAAACGTAGTCACCTATTTCCAGATTTTCAGGTACAAGATTATCACCGATTTTGTCAGTAACACTCATCTCACGTTCAACGAACGACATTTTAACGTCATAGTCAAAATGCCATGTTTGCATTACATCTATTTCAAAACTTACCTCGGACGTTTCGTTATTGACGTATTCAACGCCCGTTACAAATGCATAAAACCACTTGTTTCCGTATGCGGTGTTTTGGAACATAAGATAGTTACAATCATACAAGTCGTCGGCTTTTCGACCTATTCTTAACGTTCCTTTTTGTACTCGCTGATAAGATTGAGCCGCAAACGTGTATTTTGTTTTCCCCGAAAAATATGACGTTTGGTTATCAACGTAGGCAAAATAGATAGTATTTCTATACGTGTTATCTAACGGGACGTCTTTTAACATTCTTATAGTTGTGTTAGGTGCTATATACATGTCTTAACCTCCTTAATGTTTCACGTGAAACATTGTGTTAATGTTTCACGTGAAACATTGTCATGTTAGGCGGGAACTGTAATAGTAGCGGTTCCCGTTTTGGCTTCGTTAAACGTACTTGTAGCGGTAACCGTTAACGTTTCCTTTGTTTCATCCGGGCTAACGGTTAACAAGCCATTAGCGGAAACGGTGGAGTGTTCACTGTTAACACTCCATACAACCGATTTAGGGGCGAAACTTTCCGCAACGACAACGGCGTTAAGCTGTAACATATTGCCCTTGTTTACGGTTGCGGTTGCGGGGCTGACAGTAACGGAAGTTACGGACGGCGCACCCGGCACAAAGATTTCAGCGTTTGCAAACGGTGAAGTAGAAAATGTTTTCCATGCATGATACCAATACTGCCAGTATAACCCCTCGCCGTTGTAGTCCTCTGTAAATTTATACAGGTTGTCAAAAATCATAAAATAGTCACGGTCTACGATAATAGCCGGAACCTGTGCAAGTGCGGCTTTTTCTTCAGTAGTTAATGGAACATATCCGGCGTTAGGATCGTCGGCAAAAAGCTGTGTCATACGTGCGTCGTCAATTTTGTCGAAACCGTCAATCTGAACACGGTTACCCATGAACTCAGCTTTATCCATATTAAACGCCGCCGCTAAAACGTTAACGTCCATGATTGCGTCAAAACGGGCGGTAGTAATAATGAACTGGTCTTTCTTATCGGTGAAAGTGCTAACACCCGCAAGGTTATAATCTGTTGACATATAAACAAGGTTGTTGCTTGCCGCTTTAACCTCTGTAACAATATCCTCTGCGTTTTCCTTGCTAATCTGCGGAACAGTTACCGGGTACAGATAACCGTTAAGAATGTTCCGGGCTAACATATACTTTGTTACCTGAAATTCATCATAGTTATGCGCCGTGTACATTGCGTCAACGATTTTAGCAATAAGGTCTGTAATACCTTGCCATGAAAGAAACGCCTGTCTCAACTGGTCGTTGCTGATTGTGGCTTTATAGAACTTCTGATAGTTCATAGTATGGAACGCCGCCCGAACGTCGGGAATCTCACGTTTCATAAAATTGGTTTCGGCTTTCTCCGGGTTAAATGTGTGCGCCTTTGCAATGTTAACAAACACTTCTTCGACGGTTTCGCCTAACTCCATTAACCCCTTTTTGAATGGTGCCCATGGGTTATAATACATTTTACTTGTAATAATAACCCTACCGATACGATTATACAGAGCGGATAAAAACTCGTTCTGTAACGGCTCGTATTCCATCATTACGTTACCAATCTGCCTAATACTACCCGTATTAGCTTTAGCGGTTGGAATCATCTGTTTATAATACGGTGTTGCACTGTTTCTAATGCTGTTAAGAATTTCAACAGAACTTGCGGTTAATTCAACGTTTTTAGGTTTAATAGCCACTGTTATCCTCCTTTTCTGTGAAAAGCTCGTCAAAATCTTTAACTTCGCTTTCTTCCTTTAAATCTTTTTCGTTGTCGTCCTTTACGTCCTCCGGGGTTGTTTCCTCATTATTAGCTTTCTGAAAAAATCGGTCACGGTAACGTTTACGCCACTGTGAATCTAATTCGTCATACTTACTTTTCCAATCTTCCTCGAAGCGGGTTTCGTAGTCCTTGAAAGTGTCGTCGATATCTTCAATAATCGTTAATGCGTCGTCGCTTGTGTCGTCGCCCAAACAGGAACGAACAGCGGCTAAAATTTCGTCACGGGTTCTTATTGCCATGTTTAACACTCCTTTCTATGTTTCACGTGAAACTTTAGTATTTCTTTAAGGCAAACCAGATAGGCATAGACCGTTTCCAATCGGGTTCGGGGTTTGGGTTCGGGGGCGGCACTGGTGAACCCTCCCACCATTCAAACCAATAACGGGCGTATCGTTGGCGGTCGGGTTGGTCGATTTCTCCGGGGCGTTCAAAGTTCTTTAAAAAACAATCTGCTAAATATTCAGGCGTTTGTGTGCTAACCTTAAATTCCCCGAACGTTTCCGGGTATTGCGTTGTAGGAATCCACTGTCCTACACTTGCGGTTACCGTATCAATCCATATTAACTGTGCGTCGCCGTCGTCGTTTGCGTAGCCATTTGCCGCCGCCCAATCGGTAAAGTTTGTTGATGGTGTCCATTGTACTAAACCCCATCCTAATGATGGTTTAGGATTTAAGTTCTGCCATATTCCGGGGTTAATTGTGCTTTCTTTCTGCATATTTCCCAACATACCCGCAATAGCGTTTTTAGTCCAACCCTTTAAAAGCAACGTGTTAAATATAATTTGTGCGTTGTTCTGCATTTCCCCGGTTGACAAATAACGGTTGCCCTTAATCCAATTTGTTTCAGCGCCGCCGCCATACCTCCACAATTCAAGCCAACTTGACGCACTGGACGGGTTAGAGTTAATAGAAACTTGCTGTTCAAGCGGAACCTTGCTTGAATGTGCGCCCATTGTGTGGTTACTATCGAACGCCATTTCTGTATGATCTGTTCGTATTAACACGTCGCCGGGTTTCCACGGTTGAGCCGTTCCCATTTTGGTGAACCCTAACAAGCGTAAAGCATTAGCCATAGTTCCGGTTGTGAAAGCCCACGTTGAACCCCCGTTAGCCTTAACCACGTCGAACCCGCCCGCCTTTAACGCAAACCATATAAATGATGAACAATCATAATATGTAATGCCGTTAACAGTCTTTTCCATGCGGTTCGCCTGACTATAACCAATGTTTGGAGCGTTACACTTTTCAATAGCCCACTCATAAGCTGTTTGAATACTTGCCATGTGTTAACCTCCGTACTTGTTTAATATAGGTAACAAATCGTTAACGCAAGCCTGAATAGTAACGGGATTATACCCGGCTTTCGTTAACTTCTGTTTGCGGTCGTCACCGTTTCCGAACTGCCCCGCAATCACAAGTAACGCCACTGATACAGTATCAGGCAAGTTAATAGCGGTAACTGTCATGTTTAACCCTCCTTTTCTAACTTTTCCGTTAGCTTTACTAAAGCACTTGTATTATTGTTAAGTGCTTCGCTCATTTTGTTCATTTCCTCTTTGTGCTGTTCGTCACTTTTAATCATGCGCCAAAACAATGCACCACAAGCCACAATAGGAAAACCCAAACTACCTACAAGCTGAATCATCGAGTTAACGTCCATTGCCTAACCTCCTTTCATTACCTTATTATATAGTATAACACGCTCCCGTTTAAAAAGAAATATTTTTGTAGAAAATCGAAATAAACGCTTGCATTTTCTCCCGACCTATGCTATACTAAGTGTAGGTCAAGAAAGGAGGTTGACCGGGTCAAGAATGACACGAAAACAGTTAGTTAAAGAAAAGGAGATAAGACAATGGCAAGAGCGGATTTTTCAAGAAGCATTATCACAAGCACAATTAAGGTAGCGGCAGTTAAGGTTGTCGGCGGCAAGGTAGAAACAAAAGAGTTAGCGTCGATTGTCCATGTTGGAACGTCAGCCGTTAAGGACGACAAGGCTACAAAGTTAGCAAAGGCAAAATATAAAGCGGAACCGTCCGTTGTAGTTTTAGGAATCGACGTTAAAGAAGAAGTCAGAGGAATGGACTTTGAAACCTTTATGAAGTACAGCACCCCGGTAGAACGCCCTGTAAGTCAGCAGAAACCGAAAGACAAGGAAGTGGCAAGCAAGTAAAAAATTTTCAATTAAGATTAGCTGTCCTAACGGCTTGACGGGGAGAAAGTGAGAAGCAATATGAAAAAGAACGAATTTAACCCGGTAGCAGAGAACAACACCCCTTTCACAAACGAGGAATACGCCGCTAACGAAAGCACGGCGGTAGCACCTGTTAGCATGGACAACAATAACCATTTTATCGCTGACCTTACGAGCAGACAGACAACGTTCTGTTCACTGGTTGCAACTACTCCGGCAGAAAAGGCTATGCTGTTTAAGGCAATGAACAACCCGGAAAAGCGGGTAGGGGATTGTATCAACATGACTATTAACGCTAAAGACCTGTTCTGTGAAGTTGTTAACTGTATCAATCAGCAGACGGGAGAAGTTCAGGTTTGCCCGCGTATCGTTGTTATCGACGACAAGGGCGTAGGTTATCAGGCTGTTTCTTTAGGCGTATACAGTGCAATTAAGAAAATCATTCAGGTGTTTGGCGCGCCGTCATGGGAAACCCCGTTACCGCTTGTTGTTAAGCAGATTACTAAAGGCGACCGCAAACTTTTAACTTTCGACGTTGATTTTAAATAAGAAAGGAGAACGGCGGGCGGTTATCATTAACCGCCCGCCTTATTTTTAATATGATGACACGAAACGGGATTGTATATAAATTAGAACTTTCCCCGTACACGGTTACTATTGATGAAACAACGTTTTGCTTTTCATCAAAAAACCACCTTGAAAAGTTCGCTGAAAAGTTAACAGAGAATCGGGAACTAATCAAGTATTCATTAAGTAAACGTTTTGGGTTTAACATTAACATTAAATTGTTAGCCGACATTGTTCTATATTCTAAGGTAGAAACAAGAGGCTTTCTAATCATTCGCAAGGGGGAAACGTACCTATGCAAAAAAGATATAATATTAAGTGGAGGGAAAGTGACGAAAAAGAGTTAGCGAAAGCTGTTCGTAAATTCAACGCTAAACGCACGCGATTATTAAAACAGGTTCCAGAATTAGAAGAATTTTTACCCGCTAAAATTTCAACTAAAGAAATACGGGAACAAGTAAAGACAAGACGAGATTTAAAAAACGAATTAAACAGTATTGAACGATTTATGTGTAAGGGCGCGGAAAAGCCCATAGTTACAAAGGAGGGTATAAAAACAACCGCATATGAAAAGAAAGAAATTGAAATCAAAGTAAGGGCAATAAATGCCCGTAGAACGGCAGAACGAAAACGGGCTAATGTTTCAACGGAAAAGGGAACTATGGGGACAATCCGGGAAAACAATTTAAGACCTAAACAAGTTGACATTAACAAGGTTAAGAAATCCGATTGGGAAAAGTTCAAAGAAAGCGTTGAAAAACAAGCCCGTGACAGCTACTTTCAAGACAAATACGAACGTTATAAAGAAAACTTTATGAAAGGATTAGAAAACGCTTTCGGTGAGAAAGGAAAGGAATTACAAAATATAGCGGAACAAATACCCGCCGAACAGTTAACGCAAATGTATTATGACGACCCTATTTTGCAAATTGATTTTATCTATGACCCGTTAGAAATGGACGTTAAAATAGAAGCAATGATGGAACATTTAACCGGGTATATTGAAAACATGAATGTAGAATAACGTATAATAGGGGGGTAGTCATGTTATATACGGCAGATTTTGAAACAACTACCGACCCCGCCGATTGTCGTGTATGGGCGTATGGTATCTGTGAAATAGGAAACCCCGATAATTTCCAATACGGAAACAGTATTGACGGGTTTATGGAATGGGCTAAAAAAGAAAAGAAAGTTACAACCTATTTTCATAACTTAAAATTTGACGGTGAATTTATATTATGTTGGCTGTTTGAACACGGGTTTAAATTGGTAGTCGATAGACGGGATTTAACCGACAACACGTTTACAACACTTATAAGCGACAAAGGGCAATTTTATAGCATGGAAATATGTTTTAAACGCTGGGGAAAGGAAAGGGAATCTTTAACAATATATGATAGCTTAAAGATATTACCTTTTTCGGTTGCCGCTATTGCTAAAGGTTTTAACTTGCCTATTAGCAAACTTGAAATTGACTATCACGAAACAAGAGAAAAAGGACACGAACTAACAAGACAAGAAATAGACTATTTAAGAAACGACGTTGATATAGTAGCAAGGGCGTTAAATACTTTGTTTGAACAGGGTTTAACCAAAATGACGCAAGGCAGTAACGCCCTATACGATTATAAACAAACGGTAGGGACTAAAAACTTTAACAAGTGGTTTCCTATCCCCGACTATGATAGCGACATAAGACAATCATATAAAGGCGGCTTTACTTACCTTAACCCTAAATTTAAAGAACTTGACTTAACAGAGGGTATTGTATTGGACGTTAATAGCCTTTACCCGTCTGTTATGTATTACCAACCGTTACCATACGGTGAGGGAATTTTCTTTAAGGGTAAATACAAGCCGGATAAGATATATAACTTGTATGTGCAAATGTTTACTTGTCAATTTGAATTAAAGCCGGGGTACATTCCAACTATTCAGTTAAAGAACAATCTTTCTTTTATACCTACACAATATCTTGAAAGTAGCGACGGCGAGGACGTGACACTTTGTTTAACTAATGTTGATTTAGATTTATTTATGGAACACTACGACGTTTTTAACATAGAATATCATAGCGGTTGGAAATTTAAGTCAACAATAGGTTTATTTAAAGACTATATAGACAAGTGGAACAAGGTTAAAATGGAAAGTACGTTAAACGGAAACAAGGCTATGAGAACGCTTGCTAAAGTTATGCTTAACGCTTTATATGGCAAGTTCGCACTAAATCCAAGCGTACAATCTAAATTACCGTGGTATGATAACGGCGTGATTAAATATAAATTAGGTGAGAAAGAAACAAGGGAACCTATATACATACCCGTGGGAACGTTTATAACCGCATGGGCGAGGTATAAAACAATCAGTTCGGCACAAAAGGTTTATGACCGTTTTGTATATGCAGATACAGACAGTTTACACCTTGTTGGAACAGAAATACCAGATATGTTAGAGATAGACCCGGTTAAGTTGGGAGCGTGGAAACATGAAAGCACGTTTACACGTGCAAGATTTATAAGACAGAAAAGTTATATTGAGGAAATAGACGGCGTGTTAAATATCACGTGTGCGGGTATGCCTGATAGGTGCTATCAATATGTTACGTGGGATAATTTCCACACAGGCGCAACATACGCCGGAAAATTAGGTATGACCCACGTTAACGGCGGTATAGTATTAAAAGACATTCCGTTTTCAATAAAGTATTGACAGATTGAAACAAATATGATAAGATAGGCACATAAGGTTAGTTAATTAAGTTTTAACGGACTTGTCGGACGCTACGGGGTGAAATCCGCCGATTAAGTTTATAGGGGTTGCGCCTACGTTATTACATTAACTAACCTTTATTTTAATTGGAGGTGTTAACATGAAATACGGCGGTAAGTATTGGAATATTAAACAGTATTTACCCTATCAGCGTTGCTTTAACCTTATCAACAGTGAACGTTCGATAGGTAAGACATACACAACACAAGGTTATTTTTTGGAACGTGCTATACTGCATGATGAGGAATTTGTCTATATTGTACGCACACAAGACGAAAAGGAAAAATCTGTATTTGAAAAAACTTTTGCTAAGGTGTGCGCTAAAGAATACGGAGAATATCAATTTGAATTTACGAAAGATGAGTGCTGTTTAAGGGTAGAAGACGAAAGCGGGGAACTTGTAGAAAAGAAATCTTTAGGTCATTGTATAGCATTATCCGAAGCAACAAAGGCTAAAAAACTAAACTTTCCTAATGTTAAATGGTTAATGTTTGACGAATATATAGTTGACGAAAAGGAAAAATCAGCCTATGTTAACGGGTGGAACGAACCCGATTTATTATTAAAGATTTATCATACTATTGACCGTGAACGTGACTATGTTGTATGTTTCTTACTTGCTAATAATATAACATTCTTTAACCCCTACCATATGCACAAGGCTTTTAATATTCCACATGTCGAAAAAGATAAAGTATGGTTTAGCGAAAACGTTTTGTTTCATTGGGTAAGCGCAAGTTTACAGCTAAAACAGGAAAAAGCTAAATGTAAGTTCTTGCGTATGATTGAATCAACCGAATACGGAACGTATGCAAAGGACGGTGAATATATTAACGATAATATTAACTTTATTATGGATAGGTCACCCAACGCCCGCTATGTATTCACTATTGAATATGAGGGCGACAAGTTTGGTATATGGCAAGACAGCAAAATAGGGCTTGTATTTATAGATAGTAAGATAGACCCATCTTGTATTCTTAACTATGCGTTTACGGTGGGCGACCACAAAGAAAACACACTGTTAACAAAGTCAAGAAATAATAACTTGCTTATGTGGCTTGCTAATAACTTTAAGCGAGGTAACGTTCGCTTTATAGATATGCGGGTTAAGGTTAAAGCTGAGCAGGCATTAAAGTTAATTTTGTAGTTGACAGATAACGTTAAGTGTGCTATACTTATAGTATGAAAGGAGGTTGTAACATGGATTATAAAACGAATGTAGAGTTTCTTGACTGGTTGCTATGGGATAAAGAAGTTAATGAAACAGAATGGTTAGAAGCAAGCGAAGAAGCGAAAGCGGCGTTGTTTAACGAGTTCAAAGAAACAAGGAGGAAAAGAAAATGAACGAAATTAAATTCGTACCGATTTACAAAGGCAAGTTTAACAAGGTTGCGAAACCGTCACTTATTAAAAGGTTTCTTAAAGTGTTGCGTGGTT